CTCACGCCAATCGTGTGACTATACACAGAAGTATATATTTTTTTATTTTTTCATGGTCGCCACTACTTCATGGACGCAAGGACGCAAGGTAGCAGGGACGCACATGGACGTGGCTGGCTAGACCTGTAGGTCGCATACGCCGTAAGACCACATGAACTCAAGGACGTTGCTGACTCCGAACAGCAAGGACGGTTCGATTCCGTCCAGTTCAATTGCCCACGCAATAAGCGGGGCTTTACTGACAAATGGCAAACTTATCTGAGGAATAATCAAATGAACGACAAGGACTTTATCGAAAGAGTTTACGAACTCGCATTTGGACATGATGCTATCAATCGCAACTTTGGACATGCAGAAGTACTTGAACAATTAGAAGAATTTAATGAAGATTCTCTTAAATGGGACAGTATTTCAGAGGAAGACAAAGAACACTACGAATCAGACTTTTACGCGGAGGTTGTATGAACCAAACACAATTCGTAACCGAAGTATATGAAGTCGCATGGGCTTCTAATCCTGACCTCGATCATTCCTCATCTTTTCAAGATGTACTAAAGGAATTAAGGGAGATAAAGGACAAAGCCCTACGCATGGACATAATAGTCAGCTCATTTAAACCTGAGCCAGAACTACCAAAGTTTGACATGAGTCAAGAACGATTTAAAAAACTAGCTCAAGATCGCATAGGAAACACATGAGACACATCAATGCACTAATGAATAGTTCTCAATATGAGAATCTAAATACCTTACTCATGGAAGCAAGAGATAGAGCTAAGGACAGCATCCTTACATGTCCATTAACTGTAGAGGAAATTGATGAACTAGAGGAGGTTCTTTTATGAATGCAAGTACCTAATTACATACATAACTCTGGAAAAGAACAGAAAAGAACATTAAAGCCGCAAGCTTTACGCTCCGCAAGGAAGCGAGCAAAACAAACAAGACTACGCCTGACAGTCAGTAAACCCTCCACTCGGAACAGGTAATTATCAACACTCATCAGGCTCGCCATGAACACTTATCAAGTCACCTATCGGATAAAAGATTATCCAGATGAAGGATGGCATTTTATTAAAGCCAACACGGACGAGGACGCTGCTTATAACGCTCTCGATTTTGCAAAGACGCACAAATACAACCTATTAGATGTAAGGAGAATGAAATTTTATGGCTAAACGTAAATACTTTCCCAATAACTGGCGAGCTATCAAGGACACTCCTGACAAATTCTTTATGTCAATGCCATATGAACAGTTAGAAGACTGGAAAATTTATGGCTATGTACTTCCTGATACTGTTTATTCACTAATCAGAACCAAGGACGACAACGGAAAAGTAGAAGAGTTCTATTACAACACACCGTTTTACACAAAGAAAAGAATAAGTAAATCAATCCAAGAAAATAAGGAAATTTACCTATGCACTATGGAAGGAATGTACTTCTTAAAACCTACTGATTTATTACCTACCGATTTTAACAATGAATAAAAGAACATTTAATACAAGATTACTTAAATTAAGTAACGAGGTGTACCAAAACCCTCATATGTCAGAATTGCTTGACATAATGCAACAGCAGCTGGAGGATGATACTCCAGTCATAGATAGACAAATTATAAATCAACAAGCTGCGTAAAATATTAACCTAGGCATATCTACTTATTACTGTTACTATTCTTACACAAAGTTTATTCTTACATGGAACTTTTCTCAAAAGGCGATTTCTATTTAGGCATGGATGAAGAGAAGTTTTGCGACTTTGATATACATGTCGGTAGATTCGTGATACAGTACACTTGTCCCAAAGGACAAATCCAACAACCACCCAAGGACGATGGAACGAGCGACAGACCCGTGGAAGGACCAGCTGACGGATAGTCAGATGGAGAAGCTCTTTAAATGTTTAAAGACATTTATGATCTTCGATCCTGAAATGCCATTGCAATTACAACTGACCTTCTTATACATCGCATCACATGACGGATGTCATAAGCAAGCGATGGAAGCTGCATTGGGTTACTCAAATGCTGCTGGTAGCAGAAACACTGACTACTTAGCAGAGATACATCGTTACAAAAACAAACCGGGGCTGAAACTGATTAGCAAGGAACGAGATCCTTCTAATCTGAGGAGGTATCAACTCGTCCTTACTAAATCTGGTAAGCAACTGGTAGATACTCTCAAGGAACAACTCTATGGCTAAAGCTATTACTTGGGGAGAGTGCTTAGATTACACGCTCCGCAATCTCGAAACGTGGCGTAATGGAGGAGGACGAGAGTCTGCAATCCTGTATTCCGGATACTTTACTAGATATCAAGGGCGTACATTTCCAGCTCATCGAATCTCGAAAGGTTTAATGACTGACATATGTACATCACTTGAAGAAGAAGGTAAAAAGAATGCCACTATTAATAGGTTTATATCAGCAGTCTCAATGGTACTCAAATACTGTAAAGAGAATGATGTTATTACCTTTGATCTTCCCACTCCTTTTAAACGTAGAAAGGAAAGAGACAGAACTAACCGTAAGTATTACACAAAGGAACAAGTCAAGGACATGCTTCGCATATCCAAGGACGTTATGTGTAATGACAACTTAGCTGATCTCATTCAAGCTGCTGCCCTAACTGGTATGCGACTTGATGAATTACTTAAGTTACCAGTATGGAGAGTTGACCTCAACTTAAATGTTATTAATGTTGAGCATACTAAAAACGATGAAGCTAGGTGTATACCTATACACCCACAGCTGATGAACACACTCATCACGCGGTGCGAAGGTAACGCTAAAGACAAAGTTTTTGGTATTGACTGGAACAATGCTGACCAAGTTCGTTGGCAGTTCAAGAACCTACTCCATAGACACATGGGCTTCCCAGATACTGGGCAATATGTGTTTCATTGTTTACGTCATAGTTTTGCTACTTGGCATCTAGCTAATGGGACACCCCCTATTGAACTAATGTCTATGTTGGGACATTCAAATCTCACAACAACCCTGCTATATGCGAAAGCTACAGCAGCTGGTCAGAGGAAAGCACAAGACGATCTACAATTCTAGTTCCGTCGAATCCGCTACCTCTAAAATATTTCCATTTACTGGATTTTAATTGATATGTTAAGTGCGTCTGTTAGACTAAATTCGCTGAAATGCCTTGGGAGTGTGGCGGAATTGGTAGACGCGCCGGACTTAAAAACCGCATAAGTTAAAATTCAGAATGGTATATGATCTTGGCAGAAATGCTGAGATCTTTTTATTTGCAAGGGTTTAGAAATTATACACCTTAGTATCCGTCCATTTTAAAAATCCATAGAACTAAATGCTTCCTGCTGATCTAGAAAGACAGGAGAGATTCGAGCGAAAACAAATAAGTGGTGGCTTAGAAAAGATCAGATCCAATACCAAGAAATTACTTGAACAGGATTATGCTTCGGCCACAGTTTTCGGTTCGGCTTCAATTGATACTCTCCTACCATTGATAATTGAACAGATAAATTTAAAAAAGGAGAAGAGAAAAAAAGTAGCAGTTAAAGGTGCTGGACATTTAATGGAATTAATTCCTTATTTGTTTTCATTAGACACAGAGTCTCAAGCTGCTATTACTGCAAAGATCACATTTGACAAAGTATTTTCTTATCGAAAAGAGAATGGCAAGGTCATCAAGATAGCTGATGCTATTGGTCATGCCCTCGAAGCTGAATGTCAGATGAGATACTACGAAGACACAGCCCCCGGATTATTCAAGGTACTCAAAGAAAACTATTGGCATCAAGCTAAGGGTACAGAGTACAAAAGAAAATCTATGCAAGTCTTATTCAATAAGACAGAGATAGAACCATGGAAAGCATGGAATGTACAGTTACGAATAAAAGCAGGGACATGGTTCCTTGATTGCTTCTGTTCATCGTCCGGCTGGTTTGAGAAATTAAATATACATGTTGGTAGAAAAACTGATTTATATTTAAAAACTACAGAAGAATTTGAAAAGCATAAAGCAGAGATAATCAGGATCACCGAATTGTTTTCACCAATAGCGTGGCCGATGTTAATTGAGCCAAGAGATTGGAGTCTTTTACATGATGGTGGTTACTACTTAAACGATGTAACTAAGTGCCATGAAATGGTACGAAGGGGGGTACCCTTACCTATACAGGGAGAAAAAACTTACGAGTTTTTAAACCTGATACAGAAGGTTAAATACCATTTAAATGACTTCATTGTTGGAGTTGCTGAGGAGTTAGAAGAGAGAGAAATAACAGTAGGAAAATTCCGACCAGTTATACATCACCCTGAACCTCCTAAACCATTCGACATAGATACTAATAAAGAGAGTCGTAAGGAATGGAAGAAGAGAGCAGCGATAGCTAAGAACCAGAACGCTAACGAATGGAGGACGAGTTGTAGAACTCGAATGACAATGAATTGTGTCAGAGAGTTTAAAGGTAAGGACTACTATATTCCTTGGTCTTTCGACTACAGGGGTAGAGCATATCCCATACCTAGCTTCCTTACACCACAAGATACTGACTTCGGTAAGAGTTTAATTAAGTTTGCTGAAGAAGCAGTTATTACTGAAGAAGGTAAGAAGTGGTTAGCTTTCCAAGTAGCTACAACTGTTGGTCTTGATAAAGCAACCTTAGATGAAAGACTAATGTGGCCGAAGCTTATTGAAAATAAAGCAAGGATCATAAGAGTAGCAACTGATCCAATAAATAATATTGGAGATTGGGAGACAGCTGACGAACCTTGGCAATTTCTTGCTGCATGTGAAGAATACTATGCAGTAGTTATAGCTGAAACAAGGTCGACTACTGGTCTACCCGTGGCAACCGATGCAACATGCTCAGGTCTACAGATACTGGCAGGACTAGCTCGCGATAAGTCCACAGCTTCACTGGTAAATGTAATACCAAGTGAGAAACCTCAAGACGCATATCAAGTAATAGCAGATCAAAGCAGACCTCACATACCTGAGAGGTTACAACCTTATTGGGATAGAAAGAAAACCAAAAGGTGCGTGATGACTATACCTTATAACGCTAAACCTTTTAGCAATAGGCAATATATAAGAGATGCTTTTGAAGATATTGATATTGAGGTAGAAAATGACGAACTAACTCAAATAGTTCAAGCGGTCAGGAACGCCATGGAAGAGGTCGTCCCGGGACCGATGAAGGTAATGAGATGGATAGAGACAGAAGTAGGTAATGCGATAAAGAAAGGTGCTGACCAGCTTATATGGATTACTCCATCTGGCTTTAGGGTCACACAAAGACTTATGAAGATGAACTCTAAAGTGGTTGATTTACAACTACTTGGTCGAGTTCAGATACGCATAGCTGATGGGGAGAAAGGTGTAGATGCCAAGCATCACAAAAACGCTACAGCTCCTAATCTAATTCATTCACTTGACGCTTCATTACTACATATAGCTGCTACACAGTTTCATGCACCAATTAGTTTGATACATGATTCAGTCTTATGTAGAGCTACAGATATGAATTTGTTATCCCACCTAGTTAGAGATACATACATGCACCTATTTGCGGAGCATGACTTCCTTAGAGACTTTGCCCAAGCAATTGGAGCTGAGTCTGAACCACCGATTATCGGAGACTTAGAACCGTCTACGGTAATTGAATCATTATATTTTTTCTGTTAATGCCCAAGAACATCCACATAACACCAAGTCCTGTAACCCTTGAAGGTTATCAGGCGATATTAAAGCCAAGCAAATTTGGCTACTCACTTAAAGCCGTTGTTGGTAGTGACGTAGTAGAAAAGCTTGAGAGTGAAAGAGCTGATTGTCTTAAGTGGGCTGAGTCAAAACTCAAGAACCCTAAGAGATCAACCCTCAGACCAGAGCCATGGGAAGAAGTTGAAGAAGGTAAATTTATAATCAAGTTCTCATGGGCTGAAGATAAAAGACCACCAGTAGTTGATACAGAAGGTACACCGATCACGAACGTAGATACACCAGTATATGAAGGATCTAAAGTTAAGCTCGGCTTTCATCAAAAACCCTACATTCTGAGAGATGGCGTGACATATGGTACGTCATTGAAATTATCCGGAGTGCAGATCGTTTCTATCCAGACGGGAGCCGGCATTGATAGCGGAGACCTAGACGAAGATGGCGTAGCTGAATTGTTTGGTAAGACATCTGGCTTTAAAGCTGATGACCCAAATGTTAGTGCAGCTACTCAAGAGGTAGAACCTGACGACGACTTCTAATGTTTAAATCAGGATTAGAGGAAAAAGTCTCTGATCTTTTATGTGAGTTAGGTGTTGATTATGAATATGAGAGCGTAAGTTTTTCCTATACTATTCAACACCTTTACACACCTGATTTTATTCTTCCCAACGGAGTTGTTTTAGAAACGAAGGGGTATTGGAGACCTGAAGATAGACGCAAGATTAAACAAGTAATCAAAGAAAATCCAGATATAGATTTACGTATTGTCTTTCAAGACCCCTATAAAAAAATCAGTAAAAAATCAAAGACTACCTACGCAAAGTGGTGTCAGAGATATGGAATTAAATGGTGTGCATTTCACGCCATACCGATTGATTGGTTGACATGACTGAAAGCGAATTTATAAGACACGAACCATGTAATAACTGTGGATCATCCGATGCTAATAGCGTTTACACGGATGGTCACAGCTATTGCTTTGCTTGCCAAACGTACACGGCAGCTGATACAGACAACACTCATCAAATGCAGACAAATGTTCAATTCAAAGGATCAGCCCAAAGGTTGCATAAAAGAAGAATTAGCGAACAAACATGTGAAAAATACAAGATCTACAGGGACGACTCACACTTACGCTTCCCTTATTTCACGACTGATGGACGACTTAGAGGATTTAAAACAAAAAATAAATTAAAAGAGTTTAAATATGAAGGAGTTTCCGTTGACACCTTATTTGGTCAGCATCTATTCCCTAGTAGTGGTAAGCGTATTGTTATTACTGAAGGTGAACTAGATGCGGCGAGCTGTTATGAAGCTTTTCCGAACTGGCCGATGGTATCGTTACCTCATGGTGCAGCGGCTGCGAAAAAAGATCTTCAAAAACAAATCCCTTTACTACAGGGATATGACGAAATCTGCTTATTCTTCGACAACGATGAAGCAGGAAGAAAAGCTACTGAAGAAGCTGCGACAGTTTTACCGTCGGGTAAAGTCACGATTGCTCGATTAGAAAAATATAAAGACGCATCTGACGCATTACAAGCAGATGATGCTGATGCTATAAGACGAGCTATATGGGATGCAAAACCATATCAACCTGATGGAATTGTTGATGGTAAATCTTTATTAGAAGCCGTCACTACACCAAGTCCTCCATGTAATCACAAATATAAATGGGAAGGACTACAAGAAAAGACTCATGGCATTCGCTATGGAGAACTGACTACTATAACTGCCGGAACAGGGCAGGGTAAAAGTACATTCTGTAGACAACTAGCTACTCAACTTTTAGAAGAAGGAGTAAAGGTTGGTTACATCGCATTAGAAGAATCTAACAGGCGAACAGCTTTAGGACTTATGTCAGTAGCTGTGGGTAAAGCCCTGCACCTTGGCGAACATGAATACACCACCCTAAAAGATGCTTACGATTCCACTATCAATAATTGGAACCTTTATTTATACGACCATTTTGGTAGTTTATCTGCGGATACTATTTACAGTCGAATTGAATATATGGCTCTCGGGCTGGATATAAAAGTAGTTTTTCTTGATCACTTATCCATATTATTGTCCGGCATGGATGGGACTATGGATGAGAGGCGCACTATAGATAAAACCATGACTGACTTAAGAAGTCTGGTTGAAAGAACAGGAATTAAATTATTTTTAGTTTCTCACTTAAGAAGAGCGCAAGGAGATAAAGCTATAGAAGATGGACAAAAGGTATCAATTGGAATGCTGAGAGGATCGGCTTCAATTTCCCAATTGTCTGACACAGTTTTAGCTCTAGAGCGTGATCAGCAGAACCCAGATGATGTCTCGACTTTAAGAGTTTTAAAGAACAGATACTCAGGAGAGACAGGTGTGGCTGCTGAACTCAAATACGATAAAGACACCTGTAAATTTAATGAAAATAAGGACCCCATTTTCGATACCAACACAGATTTCTGAGTTGGCAGAGTTAAAAAAACCTAACCCACCTACTAAACAGCAAAAGATAAAAGCAAAGTTTAAAGATAAAACATATGTCGGAAAAACAAATGCTCGTCTTTGATTGCGAAACTAACGGACTATTACATGACGTTTCTACAATACATTGCATTGCCATATACGACTCCCAAAAGGAAGAAACGTTCGTATTTAATCATCAAGGTGATAAGTGCGGACCGATCACGGAAGCTCTGCATTGGCTATCCTCGGCTGATATCATCGTTGGTCATAATATTATTGGCTACGATTTACCTGTTCTTCGGAAAAGTTACTCTTGGTTTAACCCTAGTGGGGATGTTATTGATACTCTTGTGTTATCTAGGCATTTTCATCCAAATATGATGGACATAGATAAGAGAAGAGAGTGGCCGAGAATGCCATTACAGTTATATGGACGACACAGTTTAGAAAGTTATGGTTATCGCTTAGGCGAATATAAAGGTGAATTTGGAAAAACAAGTGACTGGAAAGAATGGTCACAAGAAATGCAAGATTATTGCGTACAAGACGTACAAGTAACAACAAAATTATGCGAGCACTTCCGCCCCTTGATGACTCGTGTCAATTAGAGCATAGAGTCGCAAAGATTCTTACTGAACAAGAAATACATGGATGGACATTTAATGAATCAAAAGCTCTCGAACTTGAGTCACATCTCCGAAGAGAGATGGAAGAAACTCAAGAAATACTTCGAGGACAATTCCCTTTCGTTGCAGGATCGTTGTTCACTCCTAAACGAGATAACGCAACACAAGGATACAGAGAAGGATGTGAAATACAGCGAATAAAGGAGTTTAACCCAACATCACGAGACCACATAGCATGGATTCTGACGACTCATTTGAAAGTCAAATTGAGCAAGACCACCACGACTGGGAAACCAATTATCGACGAGATTACATTGATGGAGATAGATATTCCCTTCTCCAGACTATGTGCGAAATCTTTGACGATAAAGAAGAAGCTTGGAATGATATCCGAAGGCGTGAACGCTTGGAACAAGCTTGTTACGACTAAAGGTCGAATACACCACCATTGCTCGGTTAGTACGAACACATTTAGATG